TTAAATTCGTGGGTATATTGTTATCTCAAAATCACTTTTTCTAGAACCCTTAGGTTTATAATATTCAATTTTTTCAATACAAGATTTTAATAATTTGTTTTTTTGTTCAGTATTAGCCAATGGATAGGTCTCAATAATTCCTTCAACCTTAGGAATAAATTCTTCTTTTTTATTTTTTATTGTTGAATAAGATGATTTTAAATTTTTCAATTCATCTATTTTATTATTTATTTCTAATATTTTTTCAGCTAATTTATTACTTCTGGATAAAAAAGTGTTTTTATCATAAATTCCTTGTTCAAGAAAATCATATAATTTTTCTTTTTGTGCATTAGTTTTTTCAAGTTCAATTTTTAATTGATCAATTTGTGTATTTGTATTTTTTATTAAAGTAGTAATTTCATTATTCAAATGGTTTTTAGATAAATCTAATTTATAATCTTTTAACAATTCTTTTAAACCTTCGAAAACTTTTTTTTCTACTATATCTAAATGTGAAGAAGCTACATCATAATTTTTACAGCCAATTCTTTCACAAGTAGTAAAAGAACTGCAACTGTATAATCTTTTTAAAGTTCTTCCACATATCTTACATTTTAATAATGTGGAAAGAGGATTTTTTAAATCAAATTGTTCTTTTGTTCTGGTATCAGCTAATTGATTATTTTTGTAAATTTCTTGTGCTTTGTTAAATATTTCTTCAGGAATAATAGGTTCGTGCAATCCGTCTATTAAATAAACCTCAGGATTAGGATTTTTCACATAAACGATTTTTCCTAAATTATTTCTCTTTTTTAAGTATCTTTTATCTATATATTTGATTTTTCCAGTGTATGTAATATTAACTAACATTCTTTGAATTGTTGTTTTGTACCAAATCTTACCATTTTTAGGAGGTTTAATTCCCATTTTTTCTATTTCTGTAATAATTTCACCTAAATTTCTTCCACTTGTATACATTTCAAAAATCATTTTGACTATAGGAGCATCTTTATTAGGTTTTAGAGAATAGCCTTTTCCTTTTAATTTATATTTATCATATCCAAAAGGAGGTTGAGAAACTATTTTTCCTTCTTTAACACTTGCAAGAGTTCCACTGTGTAATCTTCTTCTAATGGTTTTATATTCACGTCTTGACATAAACAATCCAAATTCAAAGTACTCTTCATCAAATTCATTATTTGGATCATATATTTTAGAGGGGGTTATTATTTTTGTTGAAGAATATTTAAAAGTTTCTGCAACAATTCCTTGGTCTATAGTATTTCCTCTTGCAAGTCTTTCAACTTCTACTACTATTACACCTTTCCACATACCAGATTCAACATCTTGTAATAATTCTTGCATAATAGGTCTAGCAGAGATACTATCTCCACTTACTATTTCTTTATATATTTTTCCTATGATTAAATTCATTTTTTTAGCTAAATCTAAAGTTAATTGCTCATGTCTAGCAAGAGTTTCACCTAAGCCCATAGCTTCAGCTTCTTCATCTTTTCTAGACTTTCTTAAATATATTGCATATTGTTCCATATTAGAATTTATTAAATTAGACATAAAAATATACCTCCTAAGAGTAATCGAAAACTTGTTCTCTTGAAAAAGGTATTTTAATCTTATATAATAAAAATACCTAACAAATGATTTTCATTTGTAGTAGTAGCGATAACACACAAACTTTGGTAGGGGAGTGTGTTATCTTTTTTACAAACAAGTTAATTGCTTTTGATTTATTGTATTATAATATTCTAATTTTATATTTTCATCTGTATCAAAAGTACCATTTAATATGGACGTTAAAATCTTTTTAAGAAAATTTTTATCTATACAATTATCAGCAACAAATATAGATATATTTTCACTTTCTCGGATAAATACTTTAGAAGCAAATAAATATCCATTATATAATAGAAATGCTTCACTCATTACTATTGCAGCTCTTTTATTTCCATCTGAAAAACAGTGAAATTGACAAAAACCAAAAAACAAATGAGTCAGTTTATCAATAAAAGAGGGATAATAGTCGTCATTCTTGATATGTTCTAAAATACTTTCAATTTGGCCTTTATTTAAAATTTCTTTGCTACCACCGCCGACTAATTTCAACAGTTTTTGAGTGTAATTCTATAACTTCATTTAATGATAAGTAATGAATCATTATTCATCACCTTCTTCTTTTAATCGTTTTAATACATCTTTGTTTTCATTTATTCTTTCTATCAGTTCTTTACTTTTTTCTCCTAAAAATCTTTCATAATCATCAGCGGGTAAACTAGAAATATATTTAGCAAGTTCTGGGTGATAGGCATCCCTAAATTGATAATCACGACTTGCCATTTTTTTTCGTGCTTTTTCGATTAAAGGAAGAAAGAAAGGATTATTCTCTAATTTTTTTATAATTTGATCTACTTCATAGAAAGATAATTTTTTATCATTATTATTATGATAAGAAGATTCAATCTCTTTAGCTAAGCCTAATTCAAATCCTGAAATTAAGTCAAGAACTTCAGAATACATAGTATCTCTGGTTTTGTCCTTAATTTCTAATTTCAATATTTGCCTATATTCTTGTGATTTTTCCTTAAAAATTATTTTATATATCTTATCAGTATAGATTGGATATTTTGATTTACCTCCAGACACAAATTTATTTAATGCATTAGTAAATTCTTTTCTACAATTTTCGGATGTGTACCAAGAAATTAAGAAATCCTCATCTCGTTGATTAATGTATTTAGTGGATCCTCCGGCTTTCTTATTAATTATATCTATAGAAATATCTAATATAATTTGTCTGACAACTTTAGCTCTATCGTTATCTGCAAAAAGCATAGCTAAATCTATGAATGATCTAAAGTCAAAAATACCTAGTGATGGTATAGTTCTAGGTAGGTCACCGACATCATTGTCGGTGACTTGACTAGTAAATTGGTTATAAATAGTAATAAATTCTTTTAATCTTTGTCCTCTTAAAATTTCATATCCATTACTTATTAATTCAGAATTATACTTTTCTATATATCTTTCTATCGTTCTAACATCAACTTCAAAGAAATTTGCAATTTCATCTTTTAAGAAACGAATTTTACCTTCGAAGTATATTTTATCAAATTCAAATACATCTATTAATTCTTCTAAAACATACTCATTATTAAGTATGTTTTGTCGATCCGTTTGACTATTAATTAGTTCTTTTTTTGCCATATATTATTACTCCCTTTTTAAAATATTGAAATTTACTATTTTTTTTCATTAACATTATGAAGATCATTTAAATATTGATTAAAGGATTCTTGATTTTTTGAATAGATTTGCTTTTTTTGATCTTCATTCATTAAATTATATATGAATTTATTCTCTTCTTGTAAAGTTTTGATTTGAGTAATATATTTATTTTCTAATTCATTTTCAGAGATTTTACTATATGATAAATAAAAGTATATTAAGTATCCAAAAATAATTATTGTACTAATGTATGAGATAAGTAAATTATCATTAAATAAAGGACTACAAGCAACACATAAAATTGTATAAGAAATAAATATAAATGCTATAAAATTTTTAATTTTATTTTTCATATTTTTTCTCCTTAATTTACAACTAATTTTTTTCAGCTAATCGTTTTAGTATTTTTTGATGACATTCTTCACAGGTTCCATATTCGTTGTATGGAATTTCTTTTCCACAAACTTTACATTCAATTATATTAGTTTTTGATTTTTGTTTTTCAATGTATTCTGCAGTTTCATTATCTAAAGAACTTTCTATGTTTTCTTTTTTTTGATGAGTTTGTTTTATAGAAATATTTTCTTTAATTATTAAAAAAATTATTATTTCTATTACAGGAAGAAAGAAAAAAAGACCACCTAGTTTATTTCCAATATAAGTACAAATAACTAAAATTATAAATTCCAATATATAGTATTTTTTATTCATAACCAATTCTCCTTTTATTTTCTTCTTCTTAATTCTACAACTTTACCAATGACACGAACTGGTAAGTCTTCAATTTGTTCATTGGTATAAATCATAGGCTGATAATTATTATTTAGTGGTTGAAGTATTATACCATTTTGATTTTTAAAAACTCTTTTAAAAGTTCCATCATTTCCATTTACCATTACAACACAATCATCTCCAGATTCGCAATCATCTACTTTTTCAAGAATGATTGTATCATTATCTAGATATTCAGGATACATTGAATCGCCTTTTATTTTTAAGCCAAAATATTGTTTTCCACCTTTTAACATATCAGCATCTATTTCTTCAGTATCAATAATATCTTCAATACATTCTACAGGTGTTCCAGCTGGAATTGTACCATAAACAAAAACTACTGCTGAAGAAGTTGTTTTTTTATCTAATCCTTTAATATTTTTATTAAAATTTCTATGTATGGATACATCATAACCCATTAACCAAACAGGATTAACATTAAAAATGTCTGCTAATATTTTTACAGTAGTAACTTTGGGTGCCATTTGACCATTCATATATCTGTATATTGTAGATTTACTTTTTATTCCTAATTGATTTATTAAAAAATTAATATCAATTTGATTTTCATTTACTAACTTAGTAAGTCTTTTTGAAAACTTTTCTAAAATAATGTCATTTTCCATTTTTTCACCTCAAAAATATTATACACTAAGTTTTTTCGTTTTGCAACTAAAAATATTATATTTTTTTGCAAAAAGCTATTGACATTGAAAGAGTAATATGATAATTTGTATTTGCGAAACGCAAAAAAAGAAAAGAGGTGAGAAAAATTTGAATAAATGTAGAGAGTTAGTAGAATTAAAAGGAATCATGAGAGAAAAGAAAATTACTTACGTAGAAATGGCTGCATATTTAGATATGGCACTAAGTGCATTTTCAAATAAAATTAATGGAAAATCTATCTTTAATATTGTAGAAGCCGATAAAATTATGGAAAAATTAAATGTAGAAAAAGAGAATGCATATATTTATTTTTTTTAGCTCGTTATTTGCGAAACGCAAACGATGTAAAATAAAAAACCAAGAAAGAAGAGGTGAGAATATGGAATCAGATACATTAATTTTAATAAATGAAAAAATTAGAGAATTATTAAAAAAAGATGAAGAAGTGGCTTTTGATAAAGCTATTAAATTAATTGAAGTAATAAATAATCCGCTAAGGGTTAAGTTAAAGCGGATTATAAAGAATTATTTGTTCAATTCATTTATTTTGTTAAAGATAATTTCGTAACATTTAGCAGTAGATTCTGCAATACTTTCATCAGAACCATACATAGTTGTATGTTGATTACCAATTAATGCTACTAAAATATCTTTAGCTATTTCAGCATTACTCATTATAATCACCTCACTTTCGAGATGATTATATAGCACTAAAAAATAAATGTAAATAAGACAAGTACAAAAGAATAAGATTTTTTAAGGAGGGATGTAACTTGATTGTGAAAAAAATGAAATTAGGCAATACAACAATATTAGTTGATGATACCTATATGCCTAAGAATGAAGAAGAAAGAAAAATAAGATATGAAATATTTAATGCAATAGGATGTGAAATTATAAATAACTCTATTAAAGAATAGAGTTATTAGAAAGGACAAGCTAATGATTAAAGAAATAAAAGAAGAAATTAAATTTATAAAAGAAAATCCAGTAGTAATTTTAATATTACTTACAGTAACCGGAATATTACCAGCATTTTGCTGTGGAATATTATTTAAAATATTTGGAATATAGAAAGGAGTGAGATATATGAAAGAGAAATCAATAAGTTCAAAAGAACAAGAAAAAATATCTATGCTTGATTACATACTCTTGGAAAATTGTACCAATGAAGAACAGAGAAAACAGATGTTAAAAATAATAAAAAATAGACAAAAAGAAAATCTATACAGCCACCCTGAGAAAGTTAACGTATAGATTTCTAAAAATATTAAAGTAATACTTTTCTGTTACATATTATAACACAGAAAGTTAGAAAGGACAAGTTTTATGAAAAATAAAGATATTGATTTAAAAGATTGTTTTGCGTTTTACGAAACAACAAGTGGAGAAAAATATTGTAGTGCTTTAAAAGAAAAAAACTGTGAGAATTGTAATTTCTATAGAAATGATATTAAAAGAGCAGATATTGAAAAAGATGTAAAGAGTTACAATCCTCAAATGAATAATTATAAAAAATGGGATAAGGAGAAGAAATAATATGAGTATTGATTATAGTAAATTTGCTTTTCCTAAACCACCTAAAAAAGAAAAGAAAAATAGACAACAGATAAAAGGAAAAAAACACAAGAGAACAAAACAAACAGATATAGATCCTAAGATAAAAGTTATTGTATGGGAAAGAGACAATCACAGATGTATTTTTTGTGGTAAAAAAGTTTCTTGGAAAAATGCGAATTCACATTATATTCCGCGAAGTGCAGGAGGGTTAGGAGTGCCTAAAAATATTGTGACAGCTTGTGAAAAGTGTCATCATGAACAAGATAATGGTAGCAATACAGTTTATTATGATGAAGAGGCAAGAAAATATTTAAAGAAAGTTTATGGTGATGACTGGTGTGAAAAATCACTTATATATAGAAAATATGATTTTTAATATTAAAGAAAGGAGGAAAAAATGGCTAGAAAAAGAATGATTTCTCCTAATTTTTGGACAGATGAAAAACTTGGAGAGTGTACGATATGTGAAAGACTACTTTTTATGGGTTTAATTAGTAATGCTGATGATGATGGATATGGTAGAGCAAATCCGAAACTGATAAAATCTGTAATTTTTCCTTATGATACCGATTTAAGAGTTTCCGATATTGATAAATGGCTTTCCCATTTAGGTACATTGAGTTTAATAGTTTTGTATACATACAGAGATCAAACCTATTATTTTGTCCCTAATTTTCATAAACATCAAACTATTAATAAACCTACTCCAACAATTCTTCCAAAAATAACTGATACGCGGTGTAGTAATACTACGGTAGTCCTACGGTAGCACTACCGCCTAAAAGAAAAGAAGAGAATAGAAAAGAAATAGAAGAGAAGATAAAAGAAGTAAAAGAAATTTATAATTCAATTTGCATTAATCTTCCAGAAGTAAAAAAGATAACAGAAGATAGAAAAGACAATGTAATTAATTTTCTGAAAGAATTTGATGTAGAGAAATTTAAAGAAATATGTAAAGTTGCAAATGCAAGTGCATTTTTAAGAGGAGAAAATGATTCTGGATGGAAAGCAGATTTTGATTTTATAATTCGAATTGATAAAGCTACATCTATTCTAGAAGGAAAATATAATAATAGGAAAAGTGGTAATACACCAGAAAACCTAGATAAATTATATGATAATTAAAAGGAGATAAAATGGAATTAAAAAAATTAGAAAATAGGATATTTCCAAAAAAATATGTATTTTATGAAATAAAAGAAAAGCGGAAGCAATGTAGTAAATTCAATAAAGAAACCTATGTATGAATATTATATATGCGATTATTGTGGAGATAAAATTATATTAAACAAAAAGAAAGAAGATGAAAGAACAGGTGGAATATTAAATGCTCCTATAAAAGATTTTAGAGATTTGAAATTAGCTTTATGTTCAAAATGTTTAAAACAAGCATTAAAAGAAATAAATGAATTTTATAATACTAATTTTTGAGGTAGATATGGACAATTTAAAAGAAATAGAAGGTGAAGATGGATTATTCATGATCAATAAAGTAAAGATATTATATGAATTAATTCCACTTGAAAATGAAAGATTTTTTATAAAGAAAAATATAGATACAAGAAAGATTGATTTATTACAAGTAAAAAAATAGAAATTGAAAGACAAATATAAAACTTTAGCAAAGTATAAAGAGAAAAGGTGATAAAAATGAGTGAAACAAGACTAGAATGTTATAACTGTAGTTATTATAGTAAATGTTAAGAAAAAGATATAAAGTAAAAACAGAAAAATATGAGAATATATTTGGAAATGTACCATTTGAAGATATATACAAAATCAAAAAATATATTCAAGAGAATTATATTAGCAAAGAAATTATAGTAGAAAAAATAAACGAAAGAAAATTCAAACTACAACAAGAATATAAAAATTTTGAAACAGATGAAATATTAAAAAGATACAAGGAATTACTGGAGGAGAAATAATGTCAGGTGATAAAGATGAAATAGTAAAACAAAGAATGAATAAAATAGCTAAATGCGTAGATGGATTATTGCCAATAAATTATGGATTCATAGTATTAGCTTTTGGATTTAAGAATGAAGGGAAAGAATTAATATATGCTAGTAATGCGAATAGAGAAGATGTAGTAAAAGTAATGAAAGAATTTATTACTAAAACAGAAGAAAATTATGGAAATGATACTGGAAAATATTAGGAGAAGTAAAATGAAAGAAAATAAAGAAGTAATTGAAACAAATTTTAATAATTTCAATGAACAGTTAGAATCAATAAAAAGATTAGAAAAATTAGTAAAATTAAGAAAAAGTAAAAACAATATAAAATACGATAATTGTATTTGTTCTACAGAAGATTTAGAAAATGTTTTAAAAGAAATAAATATATATAAAAAGACTATAAATTTAATGGCTGAAAATATATTGCTATTTAAATCCGAAAAAGAAAATCCTAAACTACCAGATGGAATTACTCCTGTAAAAGCAGTGCAATTATCTACAGAAGAGGTAAAAGAATATTTTATAAGGAGAGTAAAAGATGAGTGTAAAAAATAAAGTTAAAAGATTAAATAAAGAGATTTTAAATTTAAAAGATGAATTAGAAACAACAATTTTATCTAATAAAAGATTAAGAGAAAAACTTGATGAGGAAAATCAATGTAGGAAATATAATGAGCAGTTAGAAAATATAGTAAAATTTGCAATAACTAATCAAATAGGGGGACTTAGAGGAGGTATGGCGATTGATTGGTTTGGTATAGATAAAATGCAGAATTTAAGATTAGATATAGAAAAAAATATAATAGAACATACATATATAATGAGAGTAACTTATAGATAAAATAATTCAGTTGGATGGTGGAGTAGATAAAATGAGAATATTGTTCCAAAAAGAAGAGAAAGAAATTGAAAAAATAAAAGAAGAAAATAAATTTTTAAAAAGAGGATATAGGGCAATAAGTAGATGTTTAGATTACGAGAAAACAATTGTTTCAATATTGAAAACTTTAAATATAAAGCAAATTGAATTAGAAGATTATTTAATGTTAAGCAAAGAAACAATCCAATGCTATCATACAGAGAATAATACAACAATAATTAGATTGTTTGAGGAGAAGTAGTTATGAAAGAAGATGTTGTTTTAACACCAATATATAGTAGTGATATATATAAATATCATGAATGTTCTAATTGTAAAAAAGAAATATATATTGAAGAAGATATGTTTAAGCCTTTTTATTTTAAGGAAAATATAAAATTTTGTCCTTTTTGCGGAGGAAAGGTTGTTAGATATGCTAAACCAAAATACATAACAGAAATAAATTGGAGTTGGCTTGAAGAATATAACGAAATTATAGAAAAAACATATGAATTTTTACAATATAAAATACATTGCAATATGACAGGTAAACAAATAAAAGAGTTAGAAGAAAAATCAGCAGTAGGAGAAGAATATTTTAAAGATGATAGTTGGCAATTTCCATATAGTAATAGTATTACTTGTAAAATAGTAAATCAGATAACAAGAGAGAAATTACATTATACAACAAAAAGAAAGTTAGAAAATAAATTTAAAGAGGAAAAATAATATGGATGAAATTGAATCAATTATAGAAACAATAATACATAACAAAACATGTGAATATATTAACAAATATTTAAGTAAACCTAAATATGTAAAAATACCATTATGGGTATTTAATATCTTAAAAAGAAGAATAAAAGAGATATCAACATTTTATATTGATTATCAAACAGAAAGATTTACATATAAAGGTCTTATAATATGTGAAACTATAACCATAGAAAAAGTAGAAGAAATAGAGGTGTTCTAATGAAATTAATAGATTTTATAAATATTGTTAATTATAGTGAGTTTTCTGTATGTGAAAATACTGAAAAAGGTTTAAAAGAAATATTTAAAATAAGTAAGGATACACCAATAAAATATATATCATATGACTTTTTAAATCGAGAAATTGAAATGGTATATATAGATAATGAAAATGATGAAAATAATTTGTTTGTTATTGAATTAAAAAAGGAGTGATTTATTTGGGAAAATATACGGATAAGAAAGTGAATAATACACCTAAAGCAAAAAAGATAAAAAAACACTTAGAAGAGTTAGGACATACTAACGTAGAAGTTTGGTATGAACCTATAAGAAAAGGTTGTGAAATGAGTGGCTATGAAGGTGGATGGGCATTTTGTAGTGGAAACGAAGATGAAGAATATTTTGATCCTTGTTTAGGCTATAACATTGAAGAAGTATTAGAAAATATAGAACAATATAATTTAAAGGAGTGATTTAATTGAATAAAGAAAAATTATTAAAAGCTTTAATAAAAACACTTATAGTTTTATTAATAGCTTCAATATTTGTTATAGTTACTATGTTTTTCCCTTATATAGCAGGTACAATTATTTTTTTAATAGGTATAGTTATATTTTTTATGAATTTTTATAAATGGGAGGAATAACTATGTTATCAGAAGAGGAAAAGAAAGCTATTGAATATTTAAAATATATGAATAACAGATTAGATTTTAATAAAATTGGATATGTATATGCAAAGAAATATATAGATACAGTTTTAAATCTTATAACTAGATTAAAAAAAGAAAATGAATACTGGAAAAATGGATTTGAAAGAGAATTACAAGATAATAGAAAAAATACTTGTGAGTTATTAAAGCAAGATTTAATAATAAGAGAAAAAGATAAGCAAATAGATTTAATGGCAGAGCATATAGTAAGTAGTGCAATAGTAGATGATACAGTATGTGCAATAAAGTGTGATTGTGAAAGTGATATTTCAGAAGATTGTAGTCATGAAAAAATGTTAAATTGCACGAAAGAATATTTTGAAAGAAAAGCGACAAATATCGGTTAAGAGCGATATTTTAGGAGGTGGAAAATGAAAATAAAAGAAGCTAAAAATCAATGTAAAAGTTTTATAAGATATTTAAAAACAGATTTAAGAGATGAATCAAATGAAGATAATTTTTTGTTATTAGAAGCAATAGAAACAGTATTAAATAAACTAGAAACAACAGAGCAAAAATATATATTAGAAAAAGTTGCAAAAGAAGAAGTAGAAGAATTACTAGAAAATAGTGTAAGTAAAGACATTATAAGAAAGTATTTAGAAGAGGAACAGCAAAGATATAATGTTTATAAAAAAGAACTTAAAGAAAATGATAATTTGAAAAGTGGATTGTGGCGACACATGGGAGCAAAAAACATGTGCGAAAAAATATTAGGAATAGAAAGTTTAGTTACATTAGATTAAAAGGAGATGAAAAAATGGATAATTTAGTAATAATTTTAATAATAGTAATTTATGGAGTTTATAAAGTAGTAAATCGAATATGTGAGCATAAAGAGATGATGGAAGAGGATGATGATAGTGATATATACTTTATAATAGATAAATTAATAGATGAAAATAGAGAATTATATGAAAAACTATTATATGAAAAGGAGAAAAGAAATGAAGATAGAGTGTAGTAATTGTAAAAGTAAAAACTTATTTGTAGAAATACAAGGAACTAGAAGAGGATTATATTGTGGAGATTGTGGAAAGTGGCAAAAATGGATAACTGAAGAAGAACTACGAGTTTGTGAATTAAATAATATAAAAATAAAAGATATAAAAGATAAAGTAATACAAAACTATAAAGAACAGTTAGTAAATAAATCAGAAAAAGAAGAGATGTGTGAAAATATTTTGAAATACTTAATAATTACCATTACAGAAGGAAATGGAAAAATAATGTTAGAGAGTTCTAACATAGACTTTAATAAATTAAAGAATTTAGAATTAACAATAAAAAAAGATAAAATTACAAATAAATGGATTATGGTAAAAATTATAGAAAGTGAGGATAAATATGATTAAAAAGAAAGTAAAAGATTTAAAAAATGGTGAAATTGAAAATATATGTAATAGCCAAGATGGGTGTGCTAATTGTCCTTTTATTATTTCATCATATGGAAAGAAAATACGTTGTATAAGAGATGATAAATTTGAAATCTGGGAAATTGAAAAAGTTTATAATTTATTAAATACTGAAATAGAGGTGAAAAAATGAGTAAATTAGAACAATTACTGGAGCAAGAAGAAAAACTAGAAAAAGAAAAGCAAGAGTATCTAGAAGCAGATGATAATAGAAGTGTGAAAAGAATAGAGAAGCAAATATACAGAACTAGAGAACTTATAGAAATAGAACGAGAAGGTGGATACTTAGAAATGCAAAAAGAACTAAAAATGTATAAAGACTTTATAAAAAGAAGAGGCTTAGAAGAGCAGCTTAATAAATTTTATGAAAAAGAGGTAAAAAGATATGAATGAGATAAAAATAGATGAATATAATTTAAAATTAAAAGAAAGACAAGCTGTATGCTTTGATTTTGATGGTGTAATCCATAAATATAGCAAAGGTTGGCAAGACGGGAGCATATATGATGAAGTTAATGTGGAAGTAGTAAAACTTATAAGCATATTACAAAATTATAAAATACCAGTTTTTGTATGTTCAACTAGAAATCCAAAACAAATTATAGAATGGTGGGAAAGAGTAATAGATTTACCAGTAAAGCTTATAAAAGATGAAACATTTTGGAAGGATTTAACAACTGTAGGTATTACAAATAGAAAATTACCAGCACAATTATATATAGATGATAGAGCATATAAATATAATGGACAAACAGTAAAAGAATTTTTATTAGATAATATAAAATAGAAAGGAGAAAAATAAAAAATGATAGTAATAACATTGCAAGATATTTTTGGATTAATAATAGTAGGATTAATGATAATACTTTTTATAGTTTCTTTGATAGTCTTAAGAATAAAAGCTTGGTTAGATAGTATATTTAAGAAAAATTGTTATGATTGTAAATATTATGAATTTTATGATACTTGTGGATCAGGTAATTATTGTAAATATAAATGTAATAAAAAAGATAGAGTAGATGATGAAGATATGAATAGTAGTATACATTATGAAAAATGTGATGATTTTGAAAAGAAAGAGAAGGAATAATATGAGTGGTGGAAGTTATGATTACCAATATACTGTTTTAGAAAATTATTACATAGGAAATATGTTTGATATAGAACTAAATGAAATGCTAAAAGATTTAAAAGAAGTGTTACATGATTTAGAATGGTGGCAGAGTTTAGATATTTCAGAAGAAGACTATAGAAAAACAGTTGCGAAATTCAAAAAGAAATGGTTTAAAACAGATTATGTTATGGTAAAAAAGATAATAGAAAGAGAATTTGAAAACAAAAAACAAGATTTATTAAAACAATTTGATTTATTTGGAGGATAAATACATATGATTACAAAAAAAGAGTTAGAATCTTTAGAAAAATTAAAGTTAGAACAAAAAGATTTATTTGAAAGAATAGAGAAATTAGAATCAACGCCACAAGCAATAGTACAAGATAGTGTAAAAGGGAGTAGTAGAGAGTTTCCATTTACACAACATAATTGTATAGTAAAAGGATTTGAAGAGGATAAAGTATTTAAAAGAAGAAAGAATTTAATAAAAAAACTTAAAAATATGTATAAGCAAAATGAAGAAGATATTTTAAAAAGTGTAGTACATATAGAATACGAATTAAAAAAGATAGAAGATAGCGAAATTAGAAAAATAATAAGATACAGATATGAAGATGATTTAAATTATATACAAATTGCTCATAAATTAAATGATAAAGAGGGAAAAATATATACTGCAGATAGTATACGTATGAAATTAAATAGATTTTTTGAAAAATAAATAAAAAAATAATTAAATGTTCGTTTTGTTCGGTCAAAGTGTGTTATATTTGTATTATGAAATACTTTGATTAAAGAAGTTTTTCATCTCTAAAATAATTTGCAGTGGTTCAAGGAAAGCTTGGACAAGCCCAGAGACTGCAGTTCTAACTTAGAACTTTAATAAAAAGAGTAATAAAAAAGAAATTAGTAGATAATAAGGTACAACCTTTTTGATACTAGTTTCTTTTTTTATATTAATTTAGGAGAAAACATATGAAGTCTAAGGAAATAACAGAAATGGCAAACGAAACAATAGATAGAGAGACAAAGAGTTTTATTAGTTTAATGTGTAGTAAATGCAAATTTTATATTAATAATATGTGTAGTAAAAAAAGAATAATTAGAGAATGTGCAAAAAAAGGGTTAAAAAATAAAGAATAAAAAATATTAAAGAAAGGAGTGAAATATTTGGATACAGAAAAACAAGTTGGCAGACCTAGAAAGTATCATAATGCTGAACAAATGCAAGATGTAATTGACAGATATTTTGCTTCTTGCATGAAAATAAAAACTTATGGAGATAAACCTCTAAGAGATGCTCTTGGAAATTATATATATGAATTTTATAGACCACCAACAATGTCTGGGCTTGCAGATGCACTAGATATGACTAGACAAAGTTTAATAAATTATAAAGAAAGAGATGAATTTTTTGACACGATAGAACGCGCGCGAAGAAAAGTAGAAATGTTTACAGAAGAAAAACTATTTGAAAAAGAAACTTGCAATGGTTCGAAGTTTAGTCTTTCTAATAATTTTGGCTGGTCAGAAAAACAAGAGATAAAAGCAGAGATAAAGAAAAAATTGGAAGATGTATTATGACATATACAGTTGATTACTTTATTGAGCGAAGAAAAATAAAATGGAATGAAGACCATGACATTGAGAGGGATAAAGAATTTAGAAATGTTATAGCTGATGAAATAATAGAAAAAAAAGATTTATATTTAAAACAAATAAAAGAAAAACCTGAAAGAATGATTGAACTGTTTTTTGTAGTAGTAGATAAAGAACAAAACACAGTACCATTTTTTCTAAATAATGTACAACAAGATTTTATAAATAAATTAAATAAAGCAATAGAAGATTACAAAAACGGAATAATTGTGGATATATCAATTTTGATTTTAAAGGGACGTCAACAAGGTTTTACAACTTTAATAACAGCTTATCAGCTTGCAAGTACGATAATGAATAAAAACTTTCAAGGATTTACTGTAGCAGATGAAGGAACTAACACAGAAACGATTTTTCAAAATAAAGCTAAATATCCGTATAATCTTTTACCAGATGTTTTAAAACCAACAGAAAAATTTAATAATAAAAGACAATTTTTATTTGAAAAACTTAATTCAAGCTGGGAAGTAGATACCGCAACAGAAAATATGGGTAGATCAAGAACAATTAATTTTCTGCATGGTAGCGAATGTGCATTTTGGAAACATGGAATTGCATCTACTCAAGCTGGAATTGGTGAGGCTTTAACTAAAAATTGTATAAAAATATATGAGTCTACGGCAAATGGATTTAATGATTTTGAAAAAATGTGGAGCTCAGGCAGACATATAAATTGTTTTTATGAGTGGTGGAAAACTCCAGAATATAGATTTAATTTCAGAGATGAAAAGCAAAAACAAAAATTTATAGAAGAACTAGAAATAAAAGATTGGATACATGAAAGATGTAAATGGCTATTAGAAGAAAAAAAGATAGATTTAGAACAAATATACTGGTATTACAACAAATATTTAAATTACATAGATAAAGAATTAATTAAGCAAGAATATCCATGTTCTCCGCAAGAAGCTTTTTTAACTACTGGTTTATGTTATTTTGATAAAGAACAAATAGTTAGAAGACTTTTAGAGGTACAAAAACCTATAAAAAAAGGATACTTTAATTATACAACTAAAGCTTTTAGAGATACTTATGGAGAAGAATATATTAAAATAGATAAATATGAGTGGGTTGAAGATGAAGAAGGATGTATAGAGATATATGAAGATGTTCAAAAAAGACATCCTTATGTTTTAGGCGGAGATACAGCAGGAGATGGTTCAGATTTTTTTACAGCTCATGTTTTAGATAATATAACAGGCAAACAAGTTGTAAAGCTAAAACAAAAATTTAATGAAATTGAATACACTATGCAAATATTTTGCTTAGGAATGCATTACAATGAAGCATTAATAGGACTTGAAACGAATTTCAGTACATATCCGACCAATAAATTAGATGAAATGAAATATCCTAATCTTTATGTTAGAGAAAAAGAAGATACATACCAAGATAAAAAAGAAAAAAGATTTGGATTTAAAACAACACCAATTACAAGACCACTTATACTTGCCGAATTACAATCTATTGTTTTAAATGAAATAGAAAAAATAAATGATAAAGAAACATTAGAAGAAATGCTAAAATTCATTAAGAATATGGATAAAAAGGGAAGACCAGAGGCAGAAGCAGGATACCATGATGATCTAGTTATGGCTCTTGCAATAAGTTTTTATATTAGAACAGAGCAAAGTTTTAAATTATTACCAGAGAAAATTAAAGAAATAAAATTATTAGATTCATCTGATTTAAAAAATAATCAATATTTTGATATTGGAAGTGAAATAGAAATAATATAAAGGAGAAATGAAATGATTAATTTAATATACACAGTACTTACAATCTTATGCTTATGCATAGGATTTTATTTTGGCTTTAAAATAGGAAAAAATTCAGAAATACCAGAGTTACCAAAAATAAAAACACCAAAACAAATAATAAAAGAAAAAAAAGAAGAAAAGCAGAAAGAAGAAAAATTAAATGAAATGAACAGATTTCTAGAGAACATAGATAACTTTCCAAATAATCAAAAAGATTTTAATTAAAGGAGTATATCATGAAGAAGGAAGATAAAAGAACACATATTTGGACTCAGCTTGAAAGAGGAAAACAGTATAATATTTTACAGCAAATGTATTCAAAAGGTAAAACATATTATGATAATTATCATGGCAGACAATGGGAAGGACTAAAGAAACCTAAATCGGATTCTGAAGTAATAACTTTGAACATTATAAAACCAATAATAAAATATAAAGTTAATATTGTAAATCAAAATCATTATGAAATTGTTTTTAATCCAAATTCATATAATACAGAAGAAGAACTTGAAACATTAAAATCAGTTTCAAAAGGGCTATCACAATTTTTAAATAGAATGTGGGAAAAATCACAATCAGGAAAGAAAGTGAGAAGTATAGTAAAAAATGCATGTATTAATGCAGAAGGAATAATATACTTTTACAAAGATGAATTAGAAGATCAAATTTTATCTGAAGAAATAGATAAAAATAATATTTATTATGGAAATGAAAATGAATCTGATATACAAAACCAACCTTACATATTAGTTACTTTTAGGAAAACTGTTCAAGAAGTAAAAGATTTAGCAAGATTATATCGAGATCAAGGATATAACAATTTAAGTGATGATGAGATAGAAGAAATAGTATCTGATAAAGACATAGAAGAAGAACAAGCAAGTGACAAGAGACTTATGGAAATAATGCCAATGTGCACAATTGTGAAAAAATTTGAAAGAAAAGAAGATGGAATAATTTATGTAAGTGAAGCAACATCTACTTGTGATTTAATTACTCCACAGAGTACAGAATGTAAACTTTATCCTTTTGCACACTTTTTATGGGAAGAAGAACTTGGTTATGCAAGAGGTGTGTCTGAAGTTGAGAATTTAATTGATAATCAAAGAGAAATAAATAAAACTGCAACAAGAAGGGCTATAGCGGTAAAAATTGGGGCATATCCAAAACTTGTAGCTGATACAAAATATGTAAAAAATCCAGATAGTTTGACAGGAGTAGGAAGCTTAATAGAACTATATGATATGAGAGCAGATAATGTAAATAATGTGGTTTCATATTTAAGACCTACTAGCATGAGTGGTGATGCTTATAATTTACAAGCCGATTTAATAAATACAACAAAAGATTTAGCAGGAGCTGGGGATACAGCAACAGGAAATGTAGATCCAACTCAGGCATCTGGTAAAGCAATTTTAGCAGTTCAACAAGCTTCTCAACAACCACTTAATGAACAGCTAGAAAACTATAAATATTTTCTTGAAGATTGTGCAAAAATATTATTTGAACTTATAAAAGTGTATTTTGTTAATGGATTAATTTTATATACAACAGAAAGTCAAATTAATGATTTAGGACAAGCTGAAAATATAGAAAAACCATTTAAAATAAGTAAAAGTGAGCTTGCTAAAGTTAATTTAGATTTAAAAATAGATATAACACCATGTAGTCCTTATGATAGATATGCATTAGAACTTTCGCTTGAGAATTTATTATTAAAGAATTTGATAACATTAGAAGAATATGCAGAAGCTCTTCCAGATAATAGTTCTAGTGCGAAAACAGATTTAGAAAATATTATAAGAAAACGTAAAGAAGCAAGACAAAAAATAGCAGAAATGCAAGCACAAGCTGAAGCTTTATATGGTGCTGTACAGCAAGAAATGATAGCACAGGAAGGAGCAGTTGCAAATGAAATGCCCGAAATGCAAAATGGTGGAAATGACAGTAATATCAGTCAAACAGAACAAGTTCAAACACCAATGTAAAAGGTGTGGTACAGAATATGAAGAAATAATTGAAGATGTAGAGAGACCTCCTACTCTACAATAATTTTGAAAGAGATAGTTTATTTGCTATCTCTTTTTACTATGTTTTTAAAATTTAATATATATGTCCAATGGCTGTGTAAGACTAGAAACTGCTATCAGAGAAGTTGGGAAACTTAAAATCGAATTAATAGTCGGGAGACTTAAAATCGGGAGAAAAAATATGGAAGAAAAAGAAAATGTTAATCAAGAGAATTCTAATGCTAGCGAAGAGATTAACAAAAATGAAGAGAAAAAAACTTTTACTTTGGAAGAAGTAGAAAAAATGAAATCTGATATGAAACAACAATATGAATCATCTTTTGATGAGAAATTTAACAAAAGATGGAGTCATGCAATGAGAACAAGAAATCAGAAAGATGCTGAAAAAGATGAATTAATAAATCTTTTAAAAGAGCAAACAGGGAAAGATACTCTTGAAGATTTACTAAATCTATCTTATGAGCAATATGGTGTCGAAAGGCCTAAAGTTTCAAATTCTAAAGATGATGAAATATTAGGTAAATACGATGCAAAAGAAATTTTAGAGTTAGATGAAGAAGCAATTGTAGAAGAAGCTAATCGATTAGCAGGGATAAAGAAAAGAACTGCGAGAGAACAAACAGCTTTTATGGAAATTGGAAAATATCTAACATCTAAGAAAAATCAAGAAAAAAGAAAAAATGAAATTAAAGAAGCAGGTATTGATGAAGAAATATTGAATGATAAAGATTTTAATGAATTTGCTAAGAGATTTAAAGAGGATACTTCGATAAAAGAAATATATGATGTTTATAATCAAGTTAAAGAAAATAATAATTCTAGTAAAAAGCCATTTAATCCGGGAAGTTTGAAAGATAAAAAAATAAGGGAAGAAAATGAATATTTTACAGAAGAAGAATTTAATGCTTTAACTAGAAAAGATTTACAAGATCCTGCAATATACCGAAAAGCAATGAAAACAAGATCTAAATTATTTAATAATTAACCAATTAATACCTAGAAAGGATTAGTATGGGAAAAGAAGTATTTAAACAAGAGCTTTGGGCTCAAACAATTCAAAATGAATTAGATTTATTAACAGGATTATTTACACATAGTGATTATTCTTACACAGGTGAAATAAAATATGGTAATAAATTACATATTACTGGTTCTATTCAACCAACTGTAGGAGATTACACACCAGGGAAAGATATTACAATCGAAGATTATTCTGGAGATAATAAATTGCTAGAAATTGACACAATGAAATATGTTGCTATGTATTTTGATGATGTCGACCAAGCACAATCTATTCCTGGAGTAATGGAAAATCAATGTAAAGAAAATGCTAAATTTTTAAAATATGAAGCAGATAAAAAAGTAGCTTCTACAATTTTAGCAAGTATAGAAAGTGAAGAAGCTAATGAAAAGATAGAAGTTATAGGAGAGGCATTTACACCTTCTAAAACAAATGCAACAGCAAAAGTTGAAGAAGCTTGTGTAAAATTATATGAAAACAATGTAAATCCTGTTGAAGATTTATGGGGAGAATTTTCACCTAAAATGTATTCAGCATTGAGACAAAACTTAACAGAAACATTAACTAATAATGTTGAACTTGCTAAAGTAGGTGCTGTTGGAAAATACAACAATGTAAAAGTTTGTATCGAAAATTTATTACCTGTAAAAAGTACAACAAGATATAATATTGTTAGAACTGGTAAAGCAATAGGCTTTGCTGGACAAGTAGATAAAATTGAAAGAACTAGAAAAGAAAAAGGTTTTGGAGATATTTTCAAAGCTTTATATGTTTGTGGATGTACTATAGTAAGAAATGAACAAATAGTAGCATTACCAGAAACAGTACCAGCATCTACAGTTTCAAGTGGAACAGGAGAAGGATAAATAAAAGGGAGAGATAATCTCCCTTTTAAACATGTATTTTATGGATAATGTGGGTTCGATTCCCACAAAATGCAAAGGAGTAATTATGGAAATAGATAAGACAAAGAAACAAAAAGAAGTAGTTAGATTTATGGAAAAGCCACATTATGGACAATATTTAGGATTAAGAGTTAATTCTTCAACAGATATAGAAGATGAAGAAATTGTAGATGAAGAAAATTATAAAGCAACTATAAAGCAAAAAATAAAAGGATTTGTTTTTACAACAGAAATAAAAATAGAAAACAAACTGAATGGAACTGATACAGAAACTTTTACAAGAACTAAAACAGTTTTGAAAGAAGGACAAATATTAATTTGGTATCCTAAAAGAGGCTATATAGTTCCCAATATTGAGTTTAAAACAGTAGATGAAGTAAAAGAAGATTTAAAATGTTTAGATTTTTCAGATAATAATCTAGAGAAAGGATAAATATAAATGACTGTTAATGATGTAAAAAAACAATTTTTAGCTTTAATAGATGAATATGCACCAGAAAATATAACATTTACAGAAGATGAAGATGCAGACATAAAATTTAAAACTTTACTGGGACTTGCATATCAAGCAATGGCAAATAAAAAACCAATAGAGAAAACTAAAAATCTCAACCATGAATATACTGGAGAAAACGTTTATAAAGAATACAATTTGCCTAGCATGAAACAACTAAGAAGAATAATAGTACAAGATGAAAATAATAGATTAATTTCAGGTGATTATTACTTTGTAGGAGAAAGAAAAATATATATAAATCAAAATTCTAATGCAACATATATTGTTGAGTATTTAATAGACCCAGAAGTAATAAATGATGAAACTGATGATGATTTTGAACTTGAGATAGCACAAGATGCTCAATTCTTTTTAGCTTATAAAATAGCAGATGATATTTTAAAAACAGACCCAAGTGCAAATTATACAGCTTTTGCAAATGAGTATCAAAGGTTACTACAAGACTTTGATACAAGAACAAAAGGAATAATGGTAGAAATAGATGAAGGAGAAGCTTTTTAATGGCAAGTGGAGATTTAATAACTAGAAATTATAGTGATTTTAAAGGTGTCGATTTTAGTAATGATCCTGGAATTGTTTCACTACAAAGAAGTCCTGATGCTCTTAATATTTGGAAGAATTATTCAAACACTCAAGGTATGTGTATTGAAACAAGACCTGGTTATAGAGAATTGATAAATTTTAATGAAAAAATAAATGGAATATTTATTTATAAAAAAACTTTAGCTATAATCCATGCTGGTGAAAAGTTATATGCATGGGAAGGCTTTCCTGGAAATGAAAATTCACCAACAATATTAAAGTCAGATATGAAAAATGAAAGATCACAAATGTATTTATTTGGTGGAGATTTATATATAAATGATGGAGATCATTTCTTAAAATACGATGGAGAAAATTTAAAAGATGTTGCTGATGAAGCTTATGTACCAACTACTACAATCGGAAGAAAACCCTCTGGTGGTGGAACTTTATATGAAGATGTAAACTTATTAACAGGACAAAGAATAAATACATTTTTAGCTGATGGAACAAGTACAGAATATTATTTAGATTCTACAGAAATAGATAGTGTTGATAAAGTAACAATAGATGATGTTGAAATAAATAATGATGAGTATTCTGTAAATTTATTAAAAGGATTAATAACATTTAATACAGCACCAGAAGAACCAAAAGTTTTAGGGCAAGATAATGTTGCAATTAAATTTACTAAAAATGTAAGTGGGTATAAAGAAAGAATAGAACATTGTAAAATAGCTAAAGTTTTTGATAATAGAATATTTTTTAGTGGAAATGAGGATTTTCCTAATGCGATTTTCCATTCATCAGTTAATGCTCCATATTATATTTCAGACTTAGATTATTATGAAGATGGAACGGAAGTCCCTATTAAGGCTTTAATTGTTGGTAATAATTCTCTGTGGGTTCTAAAGGAAAGTAATCAAAATAAAGATACAATTTTTTATCATACACCTTATACTGATGCAGATTATGGAAGAATTTATCCGAGTTCACAAGGAAATGTTTCAATTGGTTGTTATTCAGAAGGAATGAATTACGATGATACGATTGTGTTTTTATCAAGAGAGGGATTAGAGAGTTTAACTAGTTCAGTAACTTCGCTACAATCAGTATCTCATAAATCTTCTTTAGTTGATAATAAACTGATAAACGCAACAAATTTTTCTAATGCAACTATGGAAAGATGGCAAGGATATTTAGTTATAGCAATAGATAATGAAATGTATTTAGCTGACAATAGAAATATGTTTAGAAATAATAAAAATTATGAATATGAGTGGTTTTATTGGAAAATAAAAGAAAATATAAATATTTTAAAAGAATATGAAGGAAAGTTATATTTTGGCACTATAAATGGTGCTATTTTTTATTTTGATGGAACAAATGATAATGGAGAAGCTATAGAAAGCTATTGGACAACACCAAGAGATGTGTTTAAATACATGATGTTTTTAAAAACAACTAATAAAAGAGGTGCTGTTGTTAAAACTAAAAATTTACCTAACTCAAAAATTAAAATAGAAGTAAAAACAAATAAAGCAGATTGGAAATTACTAAAAGAAGTAAGTTCTAATGGTTTTAATTATGCTAATATGGATTATTCTAATTTTTCTTATAATACAGGTGATAATTCATACATAGCTTTTAAAATAAAAATAAAAAAAATAATAGATTACCAATTAAAGTTTTCTAGTACAGAAAAAGATAAACCTTTTGGTATATATAGTTGTGTATTAGAAGCTTTCTTAGGAAGTTTTGTGAAAAGGAGTTAAAAAATGAGTATAAATATACCAGAATTAACAGAAAATCTTAATATACATCAAAGTTTACCAGACCAACCACCTTTGCCTGCACAAGAGCTAAAAAAGGAATGGGACAAACCTGCAAATTTAATTAAAGAGTATATAAATCAAACATTAGTAAAAAGTTTAAATAAAGTTTTAGACGAAGAGATTACAGGAATAAAAGAAAAACTAAAAAAAGAAACACTAGAAGAAGCATTTCCGATAGGTTCGACAGTATTATTTAAAGACGATAAGGATCATTCCGATTTCTGCGGTTTTGTATGGCAAAGAACAGCAGAAGGAAAATATATATCAGGTTATAAAGCAGATGATAATGTTTTTGGTACAGTAGGAGAAACTATAGGAAGTAAAACAATAAAAATTACTAAGGAGAATTTACCTGATTATAGTCTTTCAGTTACAGATCCAGGACATTATCACGATATTAAGGATAATAGACAAGGTGGAGGACAAGTTGGTACAACAGTTCCAGATGGAAATTCAGGAAATGCGGTTTTTAGATCTAATACTGCTAAAACAGGTATAACAGTAAAGTCTGGTGGTAGTGATAAACCTATAGACAATAAACCACTTAGTGAAGTACATGCTTTATGGACAAGAGTTTCATAATAAGAAAGGAGTAATATATGCCAAACGTAGATTATTCTGATATAGATAGATTAGAAGAAAAGCAAAATTCAATGCTTGACGAACAACAAAAATTAAATGACAAAATCGTAAATACATCTCTTCAGCAAACTACAACTAGACTTGAAAAACAAAAAGAGGAACAAGAAAAAGAAGCGAAAAAAGAAGCAAGTGGATTATATACAAATTATAAAAAACAAAGTCAGCAATTTGGAGTAAATCAAGAACAATTAGTAGCTCAAGGCTTAGGTAATACTGGTTATGCAGAAAGTTCAAAAGTAAGCTTATATAATCAATATCAATCTAATGTAACAGAAGTAATGAATAAAAATAATGAGCTAAAAGCAGAAATAGACCTGCAGATGAATGAGGCATATCAAAATGCAGATATTCAAAAAGCCCAAAATGCTGTTCAAATGTTTGAACAAAAAATAAATTTATTACTACAAAATTATAGTTTAAGATACCAAAAATATAGGGATGCTGTGGCAGATGAACAATGGGAAAAATCATATCAATTACAAGTACAACAAATGCAACAAAGCCAAAGCAATTGGGAAAAGGAGTATGCGTTATCCCTAGCGCAATCTTCCAGGTAAATCTAGTTCAAGTGGAAGAAAATCGAGCAGTAAGAAAAGCTCAAGCAGTTCAAAAGGTAGTAGTTTAGTTTTAAAATCTAACGATACTAATAATTCAGAAAAACAAGAAACAACTAAGAAAAAACCACTATTGGAAGAACCATTAGATTTCAATCAGAGAACTTCTGGAAAATAGGAGGAAATGATGAGAAAAAAGACATTAGCAGAAATAATGAGAGAGCATGCTCAAGGAATTGAGAATGTAAGTGCATATACAGATGAACCATTAAAAAAATCAAGTAGTTCAAATAGTAATGTAAAAACACAAGTAGATCAATTATACAAAAAAAGTAGTTCTGTAGATAATACAAGTCAAGGGATATGGGACAGAATACAAGCAAGAGCCAAAAATATAATGGATTCTCAAAACATAATGAAAACATTAGCTAATACAGGAAAGATAGCAACTAATCTAATTACAAAGAATTATGTAGGTGCTGGAATAAATATAAAAAATATTTTAAATGATAATCAAAAAGAAAGTAATATTTCTGATGATGCTAAAAATGTAGGTGAAAACTATATTTTAGGAACAAAAAAGGCTGGAAAATCTTCTTTATATTATATTCAAAATGCTTCAGAAGAAAATAATCCAGAATATAAAAGAATACAACAAAATGTATCTATGTTAAGAGATAAACAAGAACAAAATGAAGCTATGAGAACCGGAAAATTTGATGAGTATATGGCGAATAATCCTTACGTAAAATCTTCGAAAGATGTTAATGGGATAAAAATAAATTCATATAATAGTTCAATATTAACTGGTTTAGATAAAAGTATACAAAAAGATGAAGAAAAAATACAGCAGAATATAGAAAATACTAAAAATCCTATAGCAAAGAAAATTGCCGAATTAACGCCTAGTATTGCACAATCAGTAACTGGTATGGGATTGAGTGCTGTTAACCCAGCATTAGGAATGAGTTTTTGGCAAACATCAGCTGGAGGAGATTATACAAGAGATGCAAAGGCAAAAGGCTTAAATGATAAAGATGCAATGTTATATGGAACTATTATGGGAAGCTTAGAAAGTGGTACTGAATGGATAGGTGGCAAATTAACAACAGGAGTAGGAAAAGCAATTTCAAAAGATGGAACAGTAGCAGGCTTAAAAGCATTAGGTCTTGATATAGGAGAAAACTTTTTTGAAGAGGCTATAATGGAGCCATTACAAGAAACAGTAATGAGTATTACAGGTGGAAAAGATAAAGCTGATTGGAATAATATGGGAGAAAGAATGCTTGAAAGTGGAATTAATGGGGCATTAACTTCTATATTGATGGGTGGAGTTTCAGCAGGATTAGGAAAATCTGTTAATTTAGTTATTAAAATGGAGAATAAAGAACAAATTACTCAAAAAGAAGTAAAAGATGCATTAAAAGAAATAAATGATCAAGAAGAATTAGATATAGAAAAAATATTAGTAGATAGTTTTGGATTTAATTCACAAGATTTATACAAAAATACTGATGTTCAAAAAAAAGTTGATTCTAAAATTGAAAATATGGCTAGCCAATTTTCAAAAGAAGAAACTAGAAATATTTTGCCACAAAATCCAAATAAGAACTTAATAAATAATAGTGAACTAAATGATAACCAAAAGCAAAAATTAACGGAAATATCAGAAAAGTATAATTTAGGAGAAAAAGATGTACAAAATCTAATTGACAACACATTAAATGGAAAGTACGAAGAAAATCAAGTTACGAGATTGCCCAATAACGATTTATTAAAAAATAACCAACAAACTACTTTAATAGGAGATAAAAGCTCTCAAAATCAATTGTCAAGCAAATTAGCAGAAAACAGTCAAAATGCTATAGAATTAACAGAAGAAAACAGACAAAAACTTGAAAACACATTAAAAAAAGAAAAATATGTTAACAATGAAAGAGCAAAACAATTTTTTGAAAGTGCAGTAAATAATGATTTGGATTTAGCTAATGAAAAAATAGAAGCACTTTTTGATTTACCAGATAAAAGAGGAGTACAAACTAAATTTGATACAGAAATATTTAAAGATTCAAATGGCAATGTAAGAAATAATATAAATGCATTATACATAACAGACAGAGAAGGAAATAGAAGTATATTATATAATCCTAAAGCTATTGATGAGAGTGTAGTGGAAAAAAATACAATACATGAAACTTTTCACGATATGGCAGGAACACAAGAAGCAAACGAAATAATAGATTTTGTATATAATAGAATGAAAGAAGATACAGATTTCCAAAATTCTTTTAATGAGTTAAAAGAAGCTTATGCAAATGTAAAGGATAATGCTGGAAATATACTTTATAATACAAAATCTGTTGAATTTGAAAATATGATAAAAGAAGAAGCTGTTGCAGATTATTTGGGAACGAATCTAGGAAACCAAGAGTATATAAATGAATTAGTAAATGGAAAAGAAAGTAGAAATATAGCTCAGAAGATTTATGATGCAATAGTAAAATTCTTTGATAAAGTAAAAGGATATAAATCAGAAGAAGCATTTTTAAGAGGACTAAAAGATAAATTTGAAAAAGCATTTAATGCGGAGTATACTAATCAAGGAGAAAATAATAGATATTCTATATTAATAAATAGTAAAAATCAAAAATATGTAAAAGCAGATAGACAAGTTATAAAAGGAAATAATCCTAGAGAATGGCAAAAACAAACTAGAAATTATATTAATGAAAAAATAAGAAAAGGCCAGGATGTAAAAGTTATTACAGATAATGGGGAAGTTCTAACTATAACTAGAGATACTGCAGGAAAAGCACAATTTAGAAATGAAGTTTTGAGAGCAGATGGAACCAAAACTACATTATCTAATGAAGAATTAATAACAAAATTAACAGCTGAAACGCATATTGATGAATTAGCACAGATATCAACAAAAATAAACAAATTGCCAGTCCCAGATAATAAAAAACATAAATTTGCGAAGGATGGATTTGATTATAGAAGAGCTTATTTTGAAGATTTTGATGGACAATACTATAGAATAACTATGTCTGTAGGTAAGAATGGAAATATCAATACTATTTATAATATTGGAAGATTAGATAATCTAAGCAAAAAAAATAGAAGTAAATCTTCAGTTACGGCTCAAAGGCCACTTAGTCAAAAGACTAACAAAGAAGACTTATCTTCTATTAATAGTATACCACAATCAAAAGAAAAAGGCAATACTACCACTAAATATTCTATTCAAAAAAATAAAAATAATGCAGGACTAGAGAACAATTCTAGTTCTTTTTCTTTACCACAAAATGAAAATGTTTTAGTCAACACAAAAGGTAAAAAAATAGATATATCAAATTTACAAGAAACTGCACAAATGAAGGTAAATACGTATAACAGAAAATACAATAAGGAAAATATAACTGCATATAGAGGAACATCAGAAAATACAGGAAATAATGGAGCTTTTTATGGATTAGGTTTATATACAACACTAGATAAAAAATATGCTTCAAAATATGGAGATGTTGAGATAGTTGATAATAGTTTGTTACCAGATAATCCAATAAAATTTAAAACACAAAATGATTTTGAGATATGGAAACAAGATTTAGCAAGTCAACTAGGAATAAGATATAGTGAATTAGAAGGTTCAGATTATGGTATAGAAAAATACATAACAAAATTAGGTTATGATGGACTGATGATAGGAAGTGGAAAAGATACAGATTTGATTTCTTTTAAGGAATCTATACAAAAAAATAAAAAGTTATCTCAAAACAAATTAGGAAGTTGGGAAAGTTTTTTAGAGAGAAATAAAATAAATAAAGGAACAACGACAACTTTAGGAGAGTTAAGACTACCAGAAGCAAAAAGAAATTTACCTGCAGTAAAAGAAATACAATTTCAAGACACAGTAAATAATGCAAAATATATTCCAAAAGAAGTAAAAACAGAACTATTATCAGAACTAGAAGGAGTTGAAAAAAATAATAAAACTTTAAAAGAATTTAAGCAAGTAGTAACAGACATGGAAAATACATACAAAGAAATAGACAATGATTTACTAAAAAAGCAAACTTACAATTCTGGTAATAAAGAGATATATCAAAGTTATTTAAAAGCTACTAATAAATATGATACAAAGGCTATTAATAATGCTTTAAATATAGTAAAACCTAATAGTCAAGGTAGAAGAACTAAAGAGCAATGGATAAATGTAGCAAAACAAATAGGAACAGAGATTTCAAATAAAAGTAATAAAGAGATTCAAGAGATTGCATTTAGAAGTTGGCAAGATTTGAGACCTAATTCAAAAGAAAACTTAAATAGACAAGGAAAAAAATATGTTGATTTTAATTCAGATACATGGGTGAATACAATTTATGAGCAAGTAGAACAATCAAGAATGAGATTTAGTATAACTAAAGACAATAATAATGTGATTCTACCAGGTCCTAAAAAAATAGAAATAAATAGAAAAGAACTACCAAGTGATCCAAATATATATGATGACGAAAATATTAGAGCTTTTAAATATGCGACAGATAACATAGATAATATAGAAGAATATAGTGACTATGCACCACCAGATCCTCCTGATGTAGATACTAAAAAATATATATCGAAAAAAAGAACAAAAGAAAAACTTAAACCTAGAGAAGTTTTAGATTCACTTACACAAAGTTTTGTGAATAAAGGACATTATATAGATAAACTAGCAAAAGAAACTGGAAATAAAAATTTAACATATAAATATGATAGAACTCTTAGTACATTTAATGAAGCTCAATATTCAATAGGTGAAGAACAAGTTAATTCAAAAGGTGAAATTGTTGGGGAATCATTGTTAGATATATTTAAACCAGTAGAAGAAGCTAAACTTAGTGAAGATTTTGAAGATTATTTATTAAATAAGCATAATATAGCAAGAACAGCAGTAGGTAAGAGTATATATGGAGATGATGTCTCAGCTCCACAAAATAAAAAGAAAGTAGAACAATATGAAAAAAAATACCCTCAATTTAAGGAATGGGCTGAAAAAGTATCTAAATATAATCAAAACACTTTAAGAGATATGGTAGATACAGGAATGATTACAGAAAATACATATAAAAATTTAAGATTATTATATGGTGATTACATTCCAACCTATAGAGATATAATAGAAGAAAGAACAATTGCAGATGATGGAAATATAGGAAATAATGTTTTAGGAAAAGCTACAAAATCTAATTTAAAAATATTAAGTCCAAAAGAATCAATGGCAGAACAAACTTTAGCAGTAAAAAAAGCAATAAGAATGAATGAGCTTGGAAAAGAGTTATACAAGACTTTAGGAAAGGGCTCGCAAGTTTTTGAAGGAATAGAATTTGATACAGGAGCAATACAAACATTAGGTGGAGAGGTAATAGAAAAAGCACAAGATGGAACAAATACTTTTACTATATTTATAGATGGCAAAATGACACAATTTAAAATAAGTGATGAGCTATATAGTGCTTTTTCAAAAGATACTTTACAGGCAAGAATAAAAAATAATAAAGGCTTAAATGCTCTATTAACACCAGTTGAGAAATTATCTAAGGCTCAAAGAAATTTATTAACAACATATTCAATTGGATTTGCTTTTAATAACCCTATAAAAGATTTGCAAGATGCTGTTTTTAATACTAAATATAGTGTTGCTAGGTTTGGTAAGAACTATGTGAAAGCTCTATATCAAAGAGCAACAAAAGGTGAATATTATAAACAATATATAAGAAATGGTGGAGCAGGAAATACTTATTTTGAATATGATAAAGGATTATTACCACAAAAAAGCTTAAAATTAAAGAAAATTGTAGAAAAAGTGCAAACAATGAATGAGATTTTAGAAATGACACCACGTTTGGCAGAATATATAAGTACTATAGAAAAAGGTGGAAGTATAGATGAAGCAATGTACAATGCTTCAGAAATTACAACAAATTTTAAGAGAGGTGGTGATATAACAAAAGCAATAAATAAATATGGAGCAAACTTTTTAAATGCTTCTGTACAAGGACTTGATAAACAGATACGAAATATAACAGGACAAAATGGAATAAAAGGTTATGCTAATTTATTAACTAGAACAGCTATTTTAGGAGTATTACCTTCTGTTATTAATCATTTATTATTAGATGATGATGAAGATTATCAAGATTTACCAGATTATATTAAAGACAGTTATTATTTATTGCCAAGTAGTGAAGAAAAAGGAAAATTTATAAGAATACCTAAAGGAAGAGTTTTAGCGACAATAGGAACAACAGCAAGGAATATTTTGGAATTTGCTGAAGGTGAAAAAGATATAGAAAAAACAGTAACAGGTTCAATAGGTGGGATATTAAATAATCTAGCACCTAACAACCCAATGGCAGATAATCTAGCAGCTCCAATGCTACAAGCTAAAAATAATAAAGCCTGGTATGGTGGAGAAATTGAAGGTTCTAGATTACAACTATTACCTATAGCAGAGAGAACTGATGAGAAAACAGATGAGTTAAGCAATAAAATTTCTAATTTATTACAAAGTAATGATTTAACAAAGTATATAGCTGATAAATTAGGAATAAGCCCTAAAAAAATCAATTATGTAATAGATCAATATTCTGGTGGTTTAGGAGATGTATTACTTCCAATGGCTACACCATACGCAGAAACTAACATATTAGAAGATAAATTTACAACTTTAAGTATACTAAAAAATAAAAATGTAGAAACTTTTTATACTGCTTTAAAGAATGCGGAGTTATCGAATAATAGTGAATATGCAACTGACACAGATAAACTTGAATATAAGTATTTAAGTGGAATTTCAAAAGATGTGGGTGAACTGTATGGAGAGAAGAGAGAGATTCAAAACTCAAAGTTATCAGATAAAGAAAAGAAAGAGCAAACAAAAGAAATACAATCAAAAATAAATAACATAGTTAAAGAAGCTTTAAATACTTTAGAAAGTGCTAAAATAACAAATTCTACAGCTAATTTTAATGGAATTCAGTATTATAAAGATGAAGAAGATGAATGGAAAGCTATAAAAGAAGAGGATATTCCAAAAGGATTATCAACAGAAACTTATGCTGATTATAAAAATAAACTGGCTGAAGCAACAGAAGAAAAGAAAAGGAGAGAAAATGATGAAGATGCAACATTAAAAACGAGAGAGAAAAATAGTTTATTAAAATCAGCTACATATACAGATAAAGAGAAAAAAGAAATCTATTCAAATATATTAGGAAAAAATGATGATGACTATAAATATTTATCTAAATTAGAAGATATAAATATTGAGGGTTATTTGGATTATAAAACACAAGAAATAAAAGCAGATGATGATCCAGAAAGTGATATAGTTGGAAAAACAATAAGTGGAAGTAAAAAAGAAAATCTAATAGAATATTTAAACTCAAATGATGAATTAAGTAATTTAGATAAAATATATATTTTAGGAAAATCTTATAAATTAGATAGTTCTCAAAGAGCTTATATTCAGAAAATAGTTGATAATTCAGATTTAACTGCAGAAGAGAAGAAAGAGTTTTATAAAAATTTAAGTTCTTCTAATATCGAAGAACTTAAAGATGGTACTATAAGGTGGAAAAAATAAATAAAATGAGACACTTGTAACTTTATAAGTGTCTCTATTTTTTGGAGGAAATTATGGAAAAAATTAAAAGACCAAACAGAACAAGGGATGAAACACACCCTATGAATGGGCAGAATTTTCAAGAATATGTAAATGCACAATTTAAAAAAATATTTGACAAACTAGATGAAATAGTTGAAAGAATAAATGATTAAAAGGAGATTTAAATATGAGCAATAAATTTTTAGATTTAGAAGGAATAAAGAAATTAATAACTTTATTAAAGAACACATTTGTAAAAAAGGAAACTGGAAAAGAATTAATGACAACAGAAGAAAAAAATAAATTAGCAGGATTAAATAATTATGTGCATCCAACAACACCAGGAAACAAACATATTCCTTCTGGAGGAGAAGCAGGACAGATTTTAAAATGGACAGCAGATGGAACAGCAGTTTGGGGAGCAGATAAAGATACTACTTATAATAATGCTACAACTGTAGCAGATGGTTTGATGAGTAAAGAAGATAAGAACAAAATTAATACTATAGCTAATGGAGCACAAGTTAATATTATTGAAAGCATAAAAGTAAATGGTACTGCACAATCAGTATCTAATAAATCTGTTGATATTTCAGTTCCAACAAATAATAATCAATTAACAAATGGAGCAGGATATCAGACAGCTAGTCAAGTGACAGAGGCAATAAATAGTGCGGTTGGAGGAATTACTGGATTAGAATATCAAATTGTATCAGAATTACCTGCAAGTGGAAAGAAAGGAACAATATATTTGATAAGTAATAGTGGAACAAATCCAAATGCTTACGATGAATATATCTGGGTGAATACAACTTTTGAAAAAATAGGATCTACAGAAGTAGATTTATCAGGTTATTTAAAAACTACTGATATGGTAGCAATAACAGAAGAGGAGTTAGAATCAATTTTTGAAGAAGGGAATTAAAAAATGAGTGAGCAAAAAAGTTTTTTAGATAAAAGTGGAGTTGCGAAATTATGGCAACAAATAAAAGATTATGTAACATCTAAAACTAGTTCAGCTACAATAGATTATAATTTATTATTTCCAATAGGAAAAACAATAATGATTTCAAATATAGATGCGGATTACAGTAATTATTTAGGATTTACATGGGAAAGAGATTATGTAGGAAAATTTCCTGTAGGATATGATCCAGAGGATAGTGATTTTAGTTCTCAAGGACAAACTGGTGGAGAGAAAAAACATCAGCTTACATTAAACGAGTTACCTAAGTATTCAAAGACGATACCTTGGAATAAATCGGGTAGTGAAATGTCAGGTTGGGGACTAGCTTCCAGTGGAGGATTTACTGATAGAGTTATTATTTCTACCGGATCAAATACAACTACTGCTAGTTTTGGTAATAATCAAGCGCATAATAATATGCCACCTTATAAAGTTGCAGCATTTTGGACTAGAGTTGCATAAAAGAAAGGAATAAAATATATGGAACCAGAAGAATTTGATATAGAGTTCACAAGAGGAGATACTTGTCCAGTGTCTTTTGAACTAACAGATGAAGAAGGAAACTCTTTAAATTTGAAAGATGCTGAAATATATTTAACTGTAAAGAAAAATTATAATACTAATGAATTTTTAATTCAAAAAAGATATACAAGAAAAGAGATTGTAGTAGAAGATAAAAATGCAAATCTTATTTTTAATCATTCTGATACAGCTGAAATGAAATATGGAAATTATGTTTATGATATTCAATTTAAAAGTGGAGATTATGTAAAAACATTAGTATTAGGAAAATTCATTTTAACTAAAGAAAGTACTTTTTTAGCAAATGAATAAGAAAGGAGGATTAATGACAGGTATAAAAATAGGAAATTTATCTATTCCGGCAATAAAGGGAGATGATGGTAAAGCAGGAATTATAAAAGAAATAAAAATAAATATGTTAGAGCCTGGAGCAGAGCCTACAGTTAAAAATAAAGGAACAGAAACAGAAGCAATACTTGAAATAGGAATTCCTCGAGAAAAAATAGAAGTAATAACAGATGAGGAAATAGAAGATATATTTAATGAATCTGAAGATGAAGAGAGCATATAAATGTTCTCTTCTTTATTTTATGGAGGAAAAATGGAAAATTTATCAACAATAATAATGGGGATTGCAACAATAATATCAGCATTATCTGCTTTTTTTGTTACTGTGATTAAAAGCAAAAAAGATTTAGAAGAAACATTACCAACAAAGATAAAAAAGCAATGTGCTGTAGATATAGAAATAACAGATAAGATGGAATACTTAAAAGAATATTTAGTAGCAGACCGTATACAAATTTATGATTTTCACAATGGCGGACATTATGCCAATGGTAGAAGTGCACTAAAGACAACATGCACATTTGAAGTTGTTAGAAGTGGAATAGTAGCACATCAAAAAGATTTGCAAGCTGTTCCACTTAGTTGCATTCCTAAATTTATACAAAAACTTTTAAGTGAAAATAAATTAAAAGTAAATGATTTAGAAGAAATAAAAGAAACAATGCCAGCAACTTATGAACTAAAAAAAGCACAAAATGTAGTTAGCTTTTTTGATGTAATTTTAAATAATAAAAATGGAGAGCCGATAGGATTTTTGGCGATTCAATATAGTAGAAAAAATTGTGTGAATTTTAACTCAAATGAGAAAAATGAAATTTACAGATTAAAGTATTTTATAGAAGAAAACCTTGAAAAAATGGTAGGAAAGGAGAAACAAAAATGAAGAAAGAAAATTTAATATGCATATTTGATACAGCAAAAGAAACAAAAATGGATATTGCTATTGAAGTAACAATACCAGGACAAGAAACAACAGAAGTAATAGTAAATAGATTTGAAAATCTAGATAATAAACTAGAGTTTTATAAAAAAGCTTATGATGAAAATTGCGTGCATTGTATGAACAAAGATGTAAGAATGGTAACAGCTTGGTGTGTAAACTTTTTTGAAATGTATGATAAAAAATCTGGTGAATTATTTACTAGTAGAAAAGAAGTAGAATAGGAGGTAAGCAGATGAAAAAAGAAACCAAAAAGAAAATTTTAATTGTAATTGCTTGTATTTTAGCAGTTGTTGGAGTTTTGTGTGGAATTTACCTTCCAGATGAGCCAATAAATAATACTATTGGGGAATATCAAAACATTGTAAAAAATGAAATAGAAGCAATAGATGAAAATATAGTTGTAGAAGATATAACAGAAAATGAAGAAGAAAGTTCAACAGAAAATACTATAACAGAAGCAAGCATAGAAGATGAAAAAGCTCTTGAACAGGAAAATATTACAGAAGTAGAAGGATTTGAGTTACAGGATGAGGAAAATATAAGTTACGATGGTGATAGGGCAAAGACTTGGAATGTTGAATTGGGGGATTATAAAGGACTTACATATTATAGCCAGATAGATTCAAGATGGAAAAATAATTTATATACGGCAACTGGAAACAGAACTCAAACTATAGGAAGTTCCGGATGCGGTCCGACTTGTGCATCTATGGTAGTATCTAGTATAAAAGGAACAATAACTCCAGATATAATGGCAAATTTATTTGTGCAAAATGGTTATCGTTCTGCAAATAACGGAACATATTGGTCAGCTTATAGAGCAGTAGCGGATGAGTTTAACATTGGTTATACAGAAACAAGTGATATAAATAAAGCATTAGATTTATTAAGAAATAATAACTATGTAATATGTTCAGTAGGAAACGGATTATTTACTACAGGTGGACATTATATAGTAATTGTAGGTGTAGAAGGAAACACACTTAAAATCTATGACCCATATAATTATTCAGGAAAATTTAATACTAGCACGAGAAGAGGAAAGGTAGAGATTTCAGGTAATACAATATATTGTTCAATAGATAACTTTAAAAATTATGCAAATTATAAAAGCTTTTTCTGCTATAAAAATGAAAATAAATCCTCTAATTATACAAGCGGAAGAGTTTTAATTGACGTTCCGATAAAAATTGCTTGGCAAGGAAGTACAAAAAGTTATGAAGACTCTCTAGTAGACTCAAATGGTTATCAATTCTGGATAAAAAACAGCGTGATTATAAATAATCATGTATATGGACTTGCAGATATAGCCTTTGATGGGGGAGAAGTTGATATAGTACAGATATTTGATAGGCAGTTTTGGTGTAGAGAAATATATATGTCTAATATTCCTGTAGTATCTCAAATTCAAAACACAGTAGGTCAAGTTCGTAAGTTAGGTAGAAGTTGTATAATTTATTCAAATTCTAATTTAACTGGTTCAAAATACAATTACAAAGCCAATACTACTATTACAATATTGCAAAATATATCTAATACTATAGATAAGATAAAAGTTAATGTAACTGGAAGAACTGGGTTTATTGACATTAGTAATTATAGATAAAGATGTAATAAAATTGCAAAAAGTTGCAAAAAGTTGCAAAAAGTTGCAAAAAATGCTATAATTATATTGACATTAAATAGTAGAGATGCTAAAATAGTAAAACAATTTGTTATACAATTTTGTCAAAAAAATAATCAAATTGTAATATTATTTTTGTTGACCAGATAAAAAATTATGAATATAATTATAAAAAAGATAATGTTAAATTCTTGCTAAAGTTATCTTAATTTATTGAAGTATATTCAATAAAAAACGAGCAGATTATCTCTGCCCATTTCGATATGATTACATATCTATGTTATTTTGAGTTAGATTGGAGTAAGTGGATGTTACTTCAATCTTTTCTTTTTCTAATGATATAGTAGAATTATAATGTTGTGTTGATAAAAAACATATAGTAATCCCAATTACAACAGCTACTATTATAATAGAAAATGAATATTTGCCTAAGCCGTTGATGTGAATTTCCATCTTATGTAGTAACCTCCTTTCTTTAAGTTTTGCACTTGTTGCCATTGAACAACAGGTGCATAAACTAATAAACAAGTGATTATTTACTAATTAATGCACCTGTTTGAAATTTGGTTACGACCAATCTAAAAATAAATAACTTGTTTAAATTTTATATTAAAAACAATACTATGTCAATATTTGTATAAATAAATTTATATTATAATTTATATTATAATTTATGTTGTAATTTATGTTGTATCATTAAGCCTTTCGTACCCCTAGATGGGTACATTTTGATGAAAGACAAGTGGCAACTAGATATCCACTATTAAGAAGTGGTAGTAAAGGGGTTTATGTATGTATATTACAAGATGCATTAACAACTCTTGGATATGATACCGGAGGATTAGATGGAGTATTTGGTGTTAAAACAAGAGCATCAGTTATATCATATCAAAACAAAAATGGACTTTCAGCTGATGGAATAGTTGGAAATTTAACTTGGAATAAAATAATGCCAGACGTAGTTGGAAAAGGTGCAAGTAGTACAACAGTACTTCCAACAATTTAAAAATAATAATCCACAATTTGTAAATAAATTGTGGATTTATTTACATAATAAAAATTTTTGCTAATCTTTAGGAGGTACAAAAATGGATTCAAGTCAATTTGTAATTTTTATATCTATTATTGCATCTGGAATAGCCAAAGGAAAAAGTGAAGAAGAAATTAATATATTATCTACCTTTTTTTCTCAACTTGGTGATACATTAGCAACTATTTTAGCAGTTAATTCAAGTTGTAATAATCAGAATGCAGAAAGTATATGCACTAAAAATGATGAAATTGAGACAGAAAAATAA